GAGACCAAGGATTTCAAGGTATTACTGGAACTCAAGGAGCTAAAGGAGACCAAGGTATTCAAGGAGAACAAGGTATTAAAGGAGACCAAGGATTTACTGGAGCACAAGGTGCTAAAGGAGACCAAGGTATTAAAGGAGACCAAGGATTTACTGGAGCACAAGGTGCTAAAGGAGACCAAGGTATTCAAGGAGAACAAGGTATTAAAGGAGACCAAGGATTTACTGGAGCACAAGGTGCTAAAGGAGACCAAGGTATTCAAGGAGAACAAGGTATTAAAGGAGACCAAGGATTCCAAGGTATTACTGGAACTCAGGGAGCTAAAGGAGACCAAGGATTTCAAGGTATTACTGGAACTCAAGGAGCTAAAGGAGACCAAGGTATTCAAGGAGAACAAGGTATTAAAGGAGACCAAGGATTTACTGGAGCACAAGGTGCTAAAGGAGACCAAGGTATTCAAGGAGAACAAGGTATAAAGGGAGACCAAGGATTTACTGGAGCACAAGGTGCTAAAGGAGACCAAGGTATTCAAGGAGAACAAGGTATTAAAGGAGACCAAGGATTTACTGGAGCGCAAGGTGCTAAAGGAGACCAAGGATTCCAAGGTATTACTGGAACTCAAGGAGCTAAAGGAGACCAAGGTATTCAAGGAGAACAAGGTATTAAAGGAGACCAAGGATTTACTGGAGCACAAGGTGCTAAAGGAGACCAAGGATTCCAAGGTATTACTGGAGCACAAGGTGCTAAAGGAGACCAAGGTATTCAAGGTATTAAAGGAGATCAAGGATTTACTGGAGTTCAAGGAGCAACTGGTGCTAAAGGAGATCAAGGATTTACTGGAGTTCAAGGAGCAACTGGTGCTAAAGGAGACCAAGGATTCCAAGGTATTACCGGAGCGCAAGGAGCAACTGGAGCACAAGGTGTACAAGGTCCAATCGGTCCTGGTGGAGGAACTGGATCGCAAGGAGCTCAAGGATTCCAAGGATTCCAAGGAGTAACTGGAGCACAAGGAGTAACTGGAGCTCAAGGAGTAACTGGAGCTCAAGGAGCAATTGGAGCACAAGGAGTAATTGGAACTCAAGGAACAATTGGAGCTCAAGGACTACGAGGATTCCAAGGCGATAGAGGATTCCAAGGATTTACTGGAGCACAAGGAGTAACTGGAGCCCAAGGATCAACTGGAGCGCAAGGATCCACTGGAGCACAAGGTGTACAAGGTCCAATCGGTCCTGGTGGAGGAACTGGATCACAAGGTCCTCAAGGTTTTACTGGAGCTAATTCAACAGTTGCAGGACCTCAAGGACCTACAGGATTCCAAGGAAATACTGGAGCACAAGGAGCATATGCTGCTAACGTAACAAAATTATGGGCAGAATCACATCCAAATGATTTCTATCTTAAAAATAACTGGACAGGTTCATACTGGCAAATAACATCAAATCACGGTTCTCCTGTTTTAGTTGGTCAGGCTGATAACGCGTCTAACGCAACATACGGAAGATATGCGTATAACAACGGGGCATATTCTGGATCTGGTTGGGTTGAACCATCTGATTTAGGAGTTAGATACGCAAATTCAGCTGGATCTGCAAGTTCTGCTAGTAGAGCAACAAGAGCTAATGGTAACTTTTATGTCGACGATAATTACGGAAATACTATAGTTGGTACATATAATGCAGGAAGATTACAAGGTGTATTTGCGATGGGAGATTCTTACAAGTTAGCAGCAGATGGATCAAGCGCAAGTAATCACTATGGAATTGCATGGTCTCATCCTAATCATGGTGGAACTGCATCTAACTTAACAGATCACGGTATGTTGATACAAACAGCCGGTGTTACAAGAGCTGCTATCTCAAACTCTATTTGGTGTCAAGGTGATATCACGGCATATTCTGATGCTAGAGTAAAAGATAATGTTGAAGTAATCGATAATCCTTTAGAAAGAATTAAAAAAGTAAGAGGGGTTACATTTACCAGAAATGACTTTGATGATAAAGAAAAGAGATATGCTGGAGTTATCGCACAAGAAATAAGAGAAGCTTTACCTGAAGTTGTTACTGAAAATGCACAAGGATTTTTGTCAGTATCTTACGGTAACACAGTATCTTTACTTATTGAATGTATCAAAGAACAACAAACGCAAATTGACGAGTTAAAATCTGAAATTGCAATATTAAAAAATAAACAATAAGAGACATGAATATTATATACGACTTCGTAGATTTAAAAGTTGAAGTGGCTCCAACATTAGAAGGTAATCAGAACGTAATTACGCGTATACGTTATACGTATTGCGCAGAAGATACTGATTCAAATGCTTCGGCAGAATATGTTGGTTTTCATGATTTTGAATTAACGCCAGGTTCTTCATTTGTTCCATTCGAACAAGTAACAAAAAACGTTGCTAAATCTTGGTTAGAATCAAATGTTGACACTACTGACATAGAATTATTTTTATCAAAAGAAATTGAAGATAAATTAACTCCAAAATTTGTTAGTGTTAAAGCTCCATGGGAAACAGAAGAAACTGCTGTTGAAACTATTTTAGACGATAGTTTTCCACCAATAGTAGAGCCAACTGTAATTCCAGAGCCATAACTACATACTAGTTATAAATTTAACTAAGGGACCTTCAGAAATGATGGTCCCTTTTTTATGTAAATATATAAGATAGTATAGTAGTATAATAATAAACTAATTTGTTAAATCAAATATAATAAACATGGCGGATATAATTAAACATCAAACAAGTGTTCAAGACCTTTACATGTACATTGATAATGTACAATTAGGATTAGAATCAATCTACGAATTCAACGGATGGATTTGTTCAACAGTTAAAGAAGTTGAAGATATATTAATTGATGAAAAATCAATATCACCAGAATTTACACCAAGGCATGACGTGACTACATCATATCAGCATATTGGTTTAAATCCTGGTGTTAATTTTTCAGTACACTCAAATGATTTATTTAAACCTCTTCAAGTTAAATTTAAAGGTATTAAAAAACCTGTAGAAATAGAATCCCTAGCTAAATGGGTATCTTATTATTCTGGATTTAAAAATGAAGACAAAGGGTTAATAGTTGTTGATGATTTTTATAGCGATCCTGATTTTGTTAGAGAATGGGCTATAAAGACAATAAACTTCTCTCCTTCAAATTATCATAAAGGCGAAAGAGCAACTGAAAGATTTTCAATATTTGGAACTAAAGAAAAACTTGAACAAATTATCGGTAAACCAATTTATAATTGGAATCATGATAGTTATGCAAATGGTATATTCCAATTCTGTACAGCAGATCAACCTATTGTTTATCATGTAGATAATCAAACATACGCTGGAATGGTATTCTTAACACCAGATGCTCCACCATCGACAGGTACTGCATTTTATCGAAGTAAAGTTACTGGTGATTATAAGTTTGATGATGAAAAAAGACAAACTATTAATTATGTAAGGGCTTTTCAGGGTAAAAGCGCTGAAATGAATTTCTATGATGGAACACATTTTGAAAAAATCGACGAGGTCGGAAATGTTTATAATAGATTAGTTCTTTTCGATGCGAAAAATATCCATGCAGCTACTCAATATTTTGGAGATGCAATCGATAACGCTAGATTTTTTCACATGTTCTTTTTCGATGTATAATAATATAATAACTTAATACAATAATATGAAAATTAGTATAATTACTAGATGTACTAGACAACATAATTTAAAAACAGTTAAAGATTCTGTTTTTAGTAATGTTCCTAAAAATGTTAAAATAGATTGGCACGTTATCTTTGATGTTAACACATTAAAAGATATTGATGCAGAAATGCTTGGAAATCTTAAAGATAAAAACACAACATATCATTTTGAGAGAGGTGATAAAATAGGAATGTTATATCCGCAATCTAGTAAATTAATAGAATCTTTTAAAAGTGAATGGGTTTATTTTTTAGATGATGATAATATAATGCATCCAGATTTTTACAATGTAATATGTAAAAAAATAGAAGAGAATCCTGATAAATTGGTTCATGTTGTTTCTCAAAAAGTTGATGGCAAAGATTTCAGTGGACTTAAATTTAGAATTGCTTCTCCTGAATTCGTTAAACGAGGAGGAATCGATTTAGCGCAGTACATTGTAAACACAAGTGTGTATAATAAACATGGTTATAAATTTGAGCCAGATTATTGCGCAGATGGTATTCTAATTGAACAAGTAAAAAAAGATCATCCAGAATGGTTTACATATACAATTGAAGAACTTAGTTACTATAATGCCCTTGAGAAAAAATCAAGTGCTAAAGTTCCGAAAATACTTTATATCGGACAAGATGAACCTGAACTTAAATCTTATAAAATATTAAGTTATGAGGCTGATAATTTAGATGTAAAATATTTAAAGTCAGATGAAAATATTAATATTCATTTATCAAGTTTTAAACCAGATTGTATAGTTACTCGAGGAGAAACGTGGGAAGAATTTCCAACATTAGCAAGAATGCCTCTTCAATTTCGCAGAAGATGGATTAATATACCTCCAAATCTTTCTATTGAAGAAGTAGGTCAAGCAGCATATCAATGTTCAATGGTGACCATGCTAAATACAGATTCTCTTGAAGATTCTGAAATGATTTCTTACTTTACGCCAATATACAACACTGGAGATAAATTATATAATACCTATCAATCATTATTAGAACAAACATATTCTAATTGGGAATGGGTTCTTGTTAACGATTCAAGTGACGGCGGAAGAACTTTAAAAATAGCTGAAGATATTGCTAGTAAAGATCCTAGAGTTAAAGTATATGACTTTAGAGAAAAAAGTGGAGGTAATATTGGAGAAGTTAAATGGAGATGTTGTTCTCTTGCTAAAGGATATATTTTAGCAGAACTAGATCACGATGATTTATTAGTTCCATGGTGTACTGAAGATTTATACAAAGCTTCTAAAAAACATCCAGAAGCCGGATTCTTTTTTAACGATACTCTTGAAGTTAACGAAGAATGGGAATGTCAAACATATCCAGAAGGATTTGCCTTCTCATACGGAAAATATAGAGATGAAGAGTATAAAGGAAAAATGATGAAAGTTGCAACACAACACAGCATAAACCCCATAACAATTAGACACATTGTTGGTGTACCAAATCACGTAAGAGCCTGGAGAAGATCTACATATTTTGAAATTGGAGGACATAATAGAAATCTTACAATTGCTGATGATTATGAGTTAATTGTTAGAACTTTCTTAAAAACAGTAACGTGTAAAATACCTAAATTAGGATATGTTCAATTCTTATATAATAATGCAAATGGACAAAATACGCACGATATGGCTAGAGCAGATATTCAAAGACGAGTTAGAACTATTGGTTATTATTATAATGAGCAAATCAAAGATAGATTTGAAGAACTTGGTCTTAAAGACTGGGCCTACGAAGAAAATCCAGGAGCTCCTTTAAATTCAAACCCTAGATATGGAGAAGCTGAAATGGCGGCAAATATAACATATAATGAAAATGAATAATATTTTTGTAAAAATATGGGTTCACAACAGAGAAGTTGATCTTATGGTCGACTTCTTGTTGGATAGAACGAAAGAGGTACCTCATTATTTTATTAGTATTTCAGATGTACCTCAATCAATAACAGGTGGATGGGTTGAATTATCAATCCCTTTTACTGAATATCTAAAACTTCGACAATCACATGAACATTTAGATTTTTTGTCTGAATTGTAAACTTTTTAAAAAAGAACCATATAATATTCATATGGCAAAAACTAAAAAAGAACAACAGATTTATGTAATTAAACCAAAGGTTGGAGAGCGATATCATTTTAGATTCGCAGGTAGTCCAATGTTCGGTCCAATAGAATCTTTAAATGAAAGTTTAACTAAACACTATGGCCACGCCTGGTTTTGGATGACTGACGATAAAGACAGGAATGGAACAAAATGCAGATACCCTGTTTCGATTTATAATATTTCTAAAGATATAAAAGATGTATAGTCAAAAAGAATTAAAGTCGATGTTATTTATTGACATCGAAACCGTTTCAGAATTTAACAGTTACGATCAATTTAAAGAAGCAAAACCTGCAATAGAAAAATATTGGAGCAAAAAAGCAGAGCAACATAGGGCAACCGAATCTCAATTACAAACGCTTAGTGATAGCGAACTTTATGACAGAATGTCAGCTCTTTCTCCAGAATTTGGAAAGATTATTGTGATTTCTATTGGTCAGATAAAGTTTGACGAGACTGGAGAATTCTCAACATCGAAAATTAAATCATTTTACGGAAATGATGAGGCTGAAATCCTTAAAGAATTTATGGGAACAGCACAATCTATTTTTAATGCTAGTCCTGGAATCCAATTTATTGGTCACAATATTAAAAACTTTGATTTTCCATATCTTATAAAAAGAGCTATCATCCATGGCGTTAGTATTCCTACTCAATTTCATTTACAAAAGAAAAAACCATGGGAAAACTGTTTATTAGATACGTATGAAATCTGGAAATTTGCAGGTTGGAGTAGTACTTCACTTGATTTGATCTGCGATTGTCTAAATATTCCTTCTCCAAAATTAATTATGAAAGCCGAAAACACGACATCAGAATATTGGAATGGAAATTTAGAAAAGATTAAAGATTATTGTGAAGGTGATGTATTAGCTACAATGAATGTGATGCTAAAAATATCATGTTTACCGATAATACAATAGAATATGAAAATCTGGGCATATGTTACAGTATGGAATGAGGAGAGTATGCTCCCTTATTACCTAAGACACTATATCAATTTTTGTGAAAGAATAATTGTCCTTGATAATGAATCAACAGACAACACTGTATCAATTGCTAAGGAATATCCAAATGTTGAGGTTAGGACTTATTCTACTGAAAATACGTTTAATGATTATAGTAATTTAGATATAAAACATAAATGTATCAAAGAGGCTAGAGGAAATGCAGACTATGTAATTATTAGCGATTGCGACGAATTTATAGTTCATCCTAATATTAAAGAATTTTTAACAAACAATTCTCAATATTCTATAATATATCCTGCTGGATTTCAAATGGTTTCAAATAGTTTCCCAATAAAAAATGGACAGATATATGATGAAATTAAAATAGGTACTCCGGATCCATGGTATTCAAAACCTATATTAATAAATCCAAATATGGTACATGAATTTAGTTGGATTGAAGGTTGCCATGAAATTTCATTAGATTCAAAATATAAAGGTTCAATAATGCATCCTGTACCAGAATCAATACGTCCTGAAGGAGAATGGGAAGGACATCCTTGGGGTAAATGGAAAATGCAATTTAATATTCTAGATTCATTTAACGAATTTCCAATTAAATTGCTCCATTTTAAATTTTTAGGAGAAGATTATGTCAATGAACGATATACTCAATATGCTAATAGAAATAGTATTCAAAACAAAATGAATGGTCTTGCGATGCATTATGAAAAATCAATAAGCAACAAATCGATACCCTCAGAAATTAAGCAGTTATTTGAAAAATCTTTTAACATAAATTTAACATAAAAAGTTTTTCCGATTCAAATATTATGTTTATATTTACATATCAAATTAAAAACAACAATTATGGAAGATGAATTTTACGAAGGATTTGAAGAAACATTCGACATTGAATCAATATTAAAAGACACTCGTATGCAGGAAATATTATATGATTTAAAACTTAAGTTAGCAAACGAAAATTATAACATGATAATTGAAAATGGAATCGATATTCATGAAATGATTTATCGCGGAATTAGTATTACACCTCTAGTAAATACATTAAACGATATGCTAAACATATTCGTAGATCTAGAGGAGTATGAAAAATGTACAGAAATCAAAAAGATACTAGATCAAATTAACGAAAGAGTAGTTTAACTCCTTTTTTCTTTAATATATAATATAGTAATAAAGGAATAAAATACTATGGGAGAAGAAACACTAAAAAGAATTGCGGATAGTCTAGAACGTATTGCAATTTGCATGGAAAACAAGCAATTGAGAGAGATTGCAACCTATCGAAAAGGACAAGCTGCTCTTATTGCTGAGAAAAAAGCAGATAATAAAAAGCAGGCAAAATCAATGCCACTTCCTGAAAGAAAGCAGACAATTAGAGTTAGAACTTCAAAATCTTCTAAATAGTCAAAATGAATTACTATGAAACTTTAAACGTTTCTAAGGATGCTTCTCAAGAAGATATTAAAAAATCATATAGAAAGCTGGTAAAGGAACACCATCCCGACAAAACGGGAGGGGATGACACTCGATTTAAACAAATCTCTGAAGCATACGAAATTTTAGGTGATCCATCTAAAAGAAGACAGCACGACACTAAAAATTCTGGATATACCACGTTCCGAAGACCGGAACAAAGAGCATATGATTCTAGTCAATGGGAAGATATATTCTCATCTTTCGGTGGAGATTATGCAGATATGTTTAACCAATCATTTGGAGGAAGCGCTCGAGGTGCTGATGTTAGAGTGTCACTAAATATAACAATTGAAGAGAGTTATGAAGGAACAAGAAGATATATTGACGTTGGAACTGGTGGATTCAATATTAATATCCCTAGAGGAATTCCAAGTGGAACTAAGCTCAAGGTCCCTGGAAGAGGAGCAAAACACGCCGTTAATTCTAGCGCACCAGCCGGAGATATAATCCTTACAATAAATGTTTTACAAGACATCGACCTTATAGTTAATGGTAACGATATTTATGTGGATCTTAACCTATCATGGATTGATATGTTATTAGGAGGAGAATTTGAAGTTAAAACAAAAGTACATACTGTTAAAATCAAAGTACCAGAAGGTTCTCATGATTCTAAAATACTCAGGGTTGTTGGAAAAGGAATGCCAATATATAATCAAGAAGGATTTGGTAATTTAATGGTAAAACTAAGAACACTACCAATTAATTTAACAGAAGACCAAATCGAAATACTTAAAAAGATAAAAAATTCGTGATGGATGATTTAGAAGAGTACGAGAATAACGAAACAAAATTTATTAAAAAATTGCATGAGTCTTCCAGAGAAGACATGATGGAATTAATATATAGTTCTATAATCAAAGACAAAATGGGAGCATTAAATCATGACGCTCCAGTCGAAGATAAAATAGAAGGGGTTCAAAATGTTTTAAATTTCTTTAAAGAAAGAGAGGAATATGAAAAATGCAAAGAACTTAAAAAAATAATAGACAAACTATCATGCTTATAATCAAAGTAGATAATCAAAATATAGAACAAGCGCTTAAAACCTTAAAGCGTAAAACTTTTGCCGTCAAACAGCTTAAAGAACTTAGGGAAAGAGAGGAATATGTAAAACCCTCTGTCACCAAAAGATCAGAAAAAAGCAAGGCAAAATATAGACAATCGTTCCAGGAAGAATAACTATAATATAATGATATAGTACCATTTTCACCCGGAGATTGACAAATACATTGCCATCTAAATATATAATATAGATACCACTACAATAGGCCTCTATTAAAAACAATATTTAAAAGATGGAAAATATAACAGGAGAGGAAAGAGACTCTCTAATGAGATCCAGCTACTACATAATTACTAGAAACTTTACAAAAACCGTAAATAGGTTTATTGTATATCAAGACAGTAAGAACACAATCGATATTCCGCATGGAGTCGGACAAAGAAGTAAATTCATCGACGTCCTAATCGAGTATTTTGTTGCGCTTGAAGAATATGAAAAATGCGAATCACTTAAGAAATTGAAAGACCTTGTCATAATGGCGGGCGACTAAATATATCTCAATTTATGCAGAAGAAGACTAGTTCAGAACCAACGCAAAGCGTTAAACGAATGTCAGTTAAAGAAGAAAACATTAAACATGTTAATTTACGAGACAATCAAAGAGAATACGTCCAACAGATTCTAAAGAATCAAATTACATTTTGTTCAGGCCCAGCCGGAACCTCAAAAACATTTACTGCATGCTACACATCTTTATTGCTACTTGCTGAAAAAAAGGTACAAAAGATTATTTTATGTAAGCCAATCCAAGAATCTGGAGAAAAACTAGGATTCTTACCGGGAGATATTGCTGATAAAATTGATCCATACATGCAATCTTACATTTCTAATTTTAAGAAAATTGCAGGTAATGAATTAATCGAAAGTCTTATTCATTATGGATTAATCGAATTCAAACCACTTGCATTTATGAGAGGAGATACCTTCGATGATGCTTTCATGATTTTAGATGAGGCTCAAAATGCAACATTTAAACAATTAATGTTATTCACAACTAGAATGGGTAAAAATTCTAAAGTCCTAGTGACTGGAGATATTAGTCAATATGATATACCTAAAGCCCATGCCGGATTACCTGGATTTATGCAGTTAATGAAAGGAGTAAATGGAGTTGGAGAACATATCTTTAGTAATAAAGATATTGTAAGAGCCAAAATACTACAAGAGGTCGTAGATCGTTACGACAAATGGAGAATTGATAATCCTGAAAAATAAAGAAACAATCTAGAATCCATCTATATAATACGTATAAAAATATATAGATGGAAACTAGACAAATATTATTAAAGTCATCATATTCTGGTGACGAATCAATCATAGAAATTGGAGTTGATGAAGCAGGTCGAGGCGCTCTAGCCGGACCAGTAACTATTGCGGCTTGTATTATGCCATTTGGATTTGAGAATCCCTTAATTAAAGATTCTAAATTACTTAATGAGCAGCAAAGAAAAGATGCAAGAAAAATTGTTGAGGAAAATGCACTCGCGTATCATATCGTACACGTTTATCCTGATGAAATAGAATCAACAAACATTCTTAAAGCAACCTTAATCGGAATGCAGCGATCTTTAGAAGGTGTTCAGTCAAATCATAAGTTTGATTTTATATTAGTCGATGGAGACCAATTCCATGGATTTGAAGGAGTTCCATTTGAAACAATAGTTGGAGGAGACAATAAGTATATCTCAATTGCAGCAGCAAGTATCTTAGCAAAAACTGAAAGGGATTCGATGATGAAAGACTTAGATATTGAAACTCCAGGATATGGATGGAATTCAAATAAAGGATACGGTACTGCGCAACATATTAAAGCCATTAAAGAAATGGGACCTAGCGAATCACACCGACCTAGTTTTATCTCCCACTTACTAACAGAAACTACATCTTTATTTTAATAGATAAATAACTAATGAATAGTAAATTAGTTGAATTTAAAGAAAAAGGATTTGTTCATTTAAAAAATGTAATTAGCCAAGATGTGTTGATTGAAACTCGAGATCTGGCTATTGAACTTAAACTTAAATATAAAGATCTGGAAGGAACTCCTCGTGAAAACGGATCCGGTGTTTTCTGGAAGGGACTTGAAATGGCGTCAACTCTTGACACCAGGTTTTACGATAAATATACATCAGATACTATGCTTCAATTATCTAAAGAATACTTAGAGATTGAAGAACCCTATTTATTTAATGATCAGATTGTTGTCAAATTACCTAATGAACATTTTGAATTCTATCCTCATTTCGATAATCAATATGGCATTGATCCGGAAGCTGCGCTCCGCGGAGATTTTAAAACAATAAATTTCTGTCAAATATTAACTGATATGCCACTAGAATCAGGACCTTTAAGTTGTTTAAATATTAAAACAAACGAATGGGAAATTATTCCAGCAGAAGCCGGAGATATTATAGCTATAGAAGGAAATACAATACATAGTTCTACATTAAATACTTCTGAAAATATACGAGCTCTCTATGCTTGCGTATATTCAACACACCCTATTGGAAATTTTCAAAAGGGATATTACAATATAAAATTTTAATTAATATGGATTCATTACGCTTTAATCCAATTACCGAATGGCGCGGTCCGGGATTTAATTGGCACTATCTAGGATTTAACAGAATGTTACACGAAATATCTCGCGAATTTGAAGGTATTCCAAATCCAAATTTTAAAATGTTAGAAATAGGATCTTACATGGGAGAATCTACTTCAATGTTCGCATCATCAGGTATCTTTAATGAAATACACTGTATCGATCCTTTCAATGGATACGAAGAAGCAAATGACTTTTTAAATAAAGAATGGTCTGAAATATCTGAAGAATTTAAAATAAACACTAGGCATTTCAATAATATAACTGTGCACCGTGACTATAGTTACAATATATCAAATAGACTTGAAGACAATTATTTTGATTTGATCTACATCGATGCGGCTCATGACTATGAATCTATTAAAAGAGACATTGAATTATATCTTCCGAAATGTAAAAGAATAATGGCAGGTCATGATTATTGTCCAGAATGGCCAGGAGTTATTCAGTCTGTTAATGAAATATTAGGAAAACCCGATTTCATTTTTTCTGATAGTAGTTGGCTTAAAAAAATAAAATAAAAATTGAAAAACTTAATTTACGGAATCCTATTATTTTTATTAGGACAGTCAATGATATGGTTTCAAACTAATGGACAATTTGTGTGGCCTTGGTTTAAAAAGAATCCTATCGTAGTTGCTCTTATCGGAGGAAGTACAATATCTTATATGTTCATAGTTGCAACTCGATTAGTTGCTGAATATTATGGAGGAGAGATATGGCCTGGCAGATTCTTAGGATTCGCTACAGGAATGGTTGCCTTTTCTATATTAACTTACATTATAATGGGAGAACCACTAACTACAAAAACTGTAGTGTCTCTATTAATATCACTTGTTTTGGTTTGCATCCAAATATTCTGGAAATAAATTGTTAATAACTTTTTGAAAATAATTCACCCGGCATTTTTTTATGTCGGGTTTTTTGATTATATTTACATATCAAATTAAAACAAATACATTATGAGTTACACAAAATTCAACAGACACGAAAACATGAATGATGAAACCAGATTCGAAATTCTTTCTTTAATTAAAGAAGTATCTTACTCTGAAGAAATTGAAGATGGATTATCATTCAACATTGAAAATAAATTATATGGATTATTTGACGGATATTTGTATGTTGATCTTCAAATTGAAGCGCTAAAATTAAATACTGAATTAGCATCAAAAATTATCAGAATTTTCGATATCTGTAATCGTTACCCTAAATTAGAAACTTTAAATCAATAATATATGGAAACTTTAGAAAAAATACAAGTAGTAAAAGAATTAGTAACAAAGTATTTTGATGAAAATGCTTCTTGGTTAAAACTATCTCATTTATCAGAAGATGAAAAATCGCACATCATTAATATTGGTACTTCGATACTTTGTACTAAATGGAATATTGGTTATCCAGGTGGTGGCTTTGTTCAAGCATTTGTAGATAATGATTTAATGAGAGCTATTGGAAGCGCAGATGGAACTTCATATAAAGGTTTTAAATTCTTTGCACAATTAATGTACAACGTTGGAATTCCAGTTTTAAACTAATTTAAGTTATCTAATATAAAATATATGGGAGCAAACTACGGATACTGTTGTATCAATTTAACACTCGACAAGGCTGGAATTAAAATCGGTCGTTCAATGATTAAAAAAACATTTGATGCTAAAGGAATCAAATATGCTGGAGAACTTGCAGAAGCAAACATCCGAGATATGATTGAAATCATCAAATGGAATAATGACAACGGAGTAAAAGTGTATCGTATGTCTTCAAGCATGTTTCCATGGATGTCAGAATATGAACTTACTGATTTACCTAATTGGTCAACAATTTCAAATTTACTTAAAGGTGCAGGTACTCTTGTTCAAAAATACGGGCAGAGGGTAGGTTTTCATCCTGGTCAGTTTTGCGTACTTCCAAGTCCAAACCAAAAAACAGTCGATAATTCTATCAAAGAACTTGACCAGCATGCATTTATTATGGATACGATGGGTCTACCTGCAAATCAATACTATTCTATGAATATCCATATTGGAGGTTCTTACGGAGATAAAGAAGCTGCAATGCAAAGATTTGTCGACAATTTTAAATTGTTATCACAGTCTGCTCAGTCAAGATTAGTTCTTGAAAACGACGACAAACCTGCACAGTATTCAGTAAATGATCTTTACCGAATTTATGAATCAATTGGTACACCAATCACATTCGATTATCATCATCATAGATGCTATGAAGATCCGATGCCTGAGCAAGACGCACTTCAATTAGCGGCTTCCACATGGCCAAAAGGTATTCGTCAATTATGCCACTATTCAAGTGCAAAAAAACTTCACGAAGATTCTAGTGCGATTATCAGAGCACACGCTGATTATTTGTATGAATATATTGAAACTTATGGTATGGAATTAGATATTGAAATCGAAGCTAAAGCAAAAGAATTGGCTCTGCAAAAATATCAAAAAGATTTTACATTAATATATAGCTAAAATATAGAATCCCTCAGTGAAACAAAAAACAATTGAGTTAGACAAAATTAAAAAAGATGTCAACTTATTCCTAGAAGCCCTAAAAAAAGAGGGTATTGAAACAAAAACAATGTCAAATCTTGTAACTTCAGCTCTTGTTGAAAAAAGAAAGTTGACAAAAGAGGAAGGGGCTCATGTAGTATCTCAATTAAAAAATATTGGTAAAACTCTTGGACTTGCTACTATATTTTTAATGCCCGGAGGTTCTATATTCTTTATATTAATACACTATCTTGGAATTAGAGATTATTTTCTATCAGATAGTTTTAATTATTTAAAAAAATAAAGATATATAAAATCTATAACAATACATAAAAAAATATAAAATTATGGCAAGTATTAAAAAATTCGAAGACTTTGTATCAGAAATGGACAGAGCAGAGGAAATAGAAGCAACTGTTGTTGCTAAAGGAACTCCAGAAGTTAAATCAGAAGAGGAAACTGAAGAAGAAGCTGAAGAAGTTCAAGGCGTTGACGAAGGTGGCGAAGCTAATTTAGGAACCGATGATAGCGCAAAAGAAATTGTAAAACCAGTTTCTGAAATGCTAAAAGAATGTTACGAAGCAATTATTGCTGAAGCTAAAGTTTGGGAAGAAGATGCACATGACGAGCATACTGTAGAAACTTACATGGCTGAAAATGCATCATTAGTTGCTGGATTAGCAGCAAACACTCTTAAAGAAATGAAAGCCGATATGGAAACTGAGGCTTATGAAGCATGTTTAAACAAAATGTCTGAATCATTCTCTAAGAAAATTAATGAAATAAAAGAAATGAAGGACGCTGTTGACGCAGAAGACGTTGAATAATCCCACATTTAAACTAAATAAAAAGTCTATATATAATACAACATATATAGACTTTTTTTATGCCTAAAATACCGACAGAAATAATTTATATGCAAGTTGCATATCAGTTCGCAAAGCTTAGTTATGCTGAACGCAGAAAAGTGGGTTGTGTTATTGTTAAAGATAAACAAGTAATCTCATTTGGTTATAATGGAACACCTCATGGTTTCGATAATGAATGCGAGTGTCAAATTAAGATGGATCCAGAAGCTGGAGCATGGTTAGATTTTGAAACTATTGAAAAGCAATGGCCTCATGAATCTTCAAATGGTAGATACAAACTGGAAACAAAACGCGAAGTTCTTCATGCTGAATCCAACGCTATTATGAAGGTTGCAAAATCAACGATGAGCTGCGAAGATGCTGATTTATACACTACAACATGTCCTTGCTTTGATTGCGCCAAATTAA